CAAAAGGAAGATGCAAGGTGCCACCTCGCAGCCATTCGTGAAAGAATTTTATTGATCCAAGAATTGAAGGATTTTTTGCAAGTCAAAGAAGAGCATTTTATGCAAATTGAAGAATTAAAATTCAAAATGAAATCTTCCCTTCTTGGTCAATATTATATACTTGAATTAAAGCATCCAAAGGGGAAGGATCCAATTGATGCAATCCTATATAAATTGGACCCAAGGGACAAGAAATCCATTCAAAAAGCACATATAATTGAAGTCAAAGTCCGTGAAAGGGATTTTGGGGACGAAGGTTACATAATTTTCAAAGACAAATTTCAAGGCATTCATGACTGGAAAGAAAATATGGAATCCAATTGCGAATTCCCCTTAATCCCATGGATCATTCTTGTAACACCCGAAAGGTCACTTTGGTTTAAGGCAAAAGAAGAAATTCTTGATAGGGAATGGGAAAGGCACTTAACCAAAAAAAAGACTATGGGTCGGGAAAATATAGTTGAATGGAATTGGACACGAATGATCTATAAAAATGAATCGAAATATGAAGGAAAGACAACAAATTCAATTTGGATTCCATATCTTTAGAAAAATTCAATATAAATATATTATATTATAAATATATATACAAAATGGGTAGAAAGCAAAAAGAATTGAAAATGGATCGTGAATTGATAGTCCAAAGACTAGTCAAGATGCGGATCGAGCAATCTGCTTCAACAATGACCATTTTAAGATTTTTAATGGACGAAGTCGGATTTTGCCGAAGTCAAGCCTATGAAATCTTAAGGGATGTGCAAAATTGGATCACGGATCACAATGTGATCGATATTAAAGGGGCAGTAGCTGACCAACTCGCTAGACTTGACGATCTATATGAAAAGGGGGATTCCAAATTAAGGTTAGAAGTGTTGAAGGAAGTTAGCAAGTTACTTGGTTTATATGCAACACAAAAAGTGGACTTGACCTCGGGTGGGAATCCAATTGGGGAAATAAAATTGATCAAAGTAAATGATAGACAAATTGAAGAAAATTAAAAAGGAAATTCAATTATGGTGGCAATTGAATGATATGACCGACAAATTATTCGGATCGACCCTTCTTGCTGGCTTAATTGCCTTCGTCCAAATGATATGGAATTTTGGATTTGGGGATCTATATCTTCTTAATTATGTGCAAACAACCATTCTTTTTGCGATCCTTTTTGTGATTGCAGCATTCTTTCGTCAACCACAATGAAGTCACTTGAAATCCGACATACGAGGGTCTTTGAAAGAAATTTCGAAGCATTTAACGATCCAAATATACGATTCTTGATCAACCAAGGGGGGTCCCGGTCGTCGAAGACCTTCAGCCTTTGCCAAATGATCATAGTATATTGCTTGACGACACCAAAGAAAATTGTGTCAATTGTCCGTATGTCTTTTCCATCCCTTCGAGGATCTGTGATGCGTGACTTTTTTGAAGTCATGGAAGAATTGGGACTATATGAAGTTGCAAGACACAACAAGACCGAAAATATTTACAAATTTCATAATGGATCTATGGTTGAATTCTTTTCGGTTGACAACGAGCAGAAATTAAGGGGAAGGAAAAGGGACATTCTATGGGCAAATGAAGCAAACGAGTTGGACTTTGGTCAATTCACACAATTAAATATGCGGACAAGCGAAAAATTGATCTTTGACTTCAACCCTTCCGACAACTATCATTGGATTTATGACTTGATAGATAGGGACAATTCGGTCATGATCCATTCAACATATAAAGACAACCCATTTCTTTCGGAAAGTCAAATAAAAGAAATGGACAATTTGATCAATGTTGACGAAGCATACTATAGGATTTATGCACTCGGGGAAAGGACGATCACAAAGACAACAATTTATACAAATTGGAAGACAATAAAAGGGACACCCGAAATTAAAGAATGGGTCTATGGACTCGACTTTGGATTCACAAGTCCTTCAGCCCTTGTCAAATGTGGATTCACGGACACCGGCGAGTGTTACACCCAAGAATTGATCTATGAAAGTAACTTGACTTCAAGCGACTTAATTAAGAAAATGAAAGAATTCGGAATAAATCGATCCTCGGAAATTATATGTGACTCGGCACGACCCGAAATTATAGAAGACTTAAGAAGATCGGGATTTAATGCGAAGTCAGCTAACAAGTCAATTATGGACGGGATCAATTCGGTCCGAATGTGGAAGTTGTTGATCAACGAGGAAAGTGTGAATATAATAAAAGAAATCCAAAATTATAAATTCAAATCGAGTGGGGACATTGTCTATGACGATCCGATCAAAATTCACGATCACGCAATGGATGCAATGCGTTACGCGATCCACCATTGGAAATTGCAACATACGAAATCCGATTTGAATTTATATAGAATTAGATATTAAAAAATAAAATAAATTATGCATACATACAAATGTAACGACAAAGAATTCAATTTCCCCGAATCTTGGGAAGAAGTCGACCTTAAGACCTATATCAAATTAGCCAAGTTGGAAGAAAGTAAATCCGAGTATAAATATGGGGAATTATATCTTCTTAAGCTGATCGAAGCATTGTCTTCAGCAGAAGAAGGGGACATTGACGACCTTTCAATTGATCAAATAAATGAATTGTCCCCCAAGTTACTTTTCATTAAGGAAAGTCCGAATCTATCGACCGAAAAGCATTTCTATATCGGGGACAAATTATATGCCGCACCCGAAGATTTCAAGACACTTTCAATTGGGGAATTCATTTCCATTAAGACCTATCACGAAGCATTTCCGAATGTATGGGATTCTTGTCCTTGGATTCTTGCGATCCTATGGCGACCTGCTGAAAAGGTCTTTGACGAAGAAAGGGGTGTTGAAGTCATTAAAAGGGAATCTTTTAAGACCGACAATTTGGAATTTAGGAAAAATCTTTTTATGGATCAACCAGCTGTCAAAATTGTGCAGTCACTGCTTTTTTTTTCAACTATGAAAGGTGGATTCATATCGAATATAGGGGATTATATTCCGAAAGGAAAGAATTTTCAAATGGAAGACCCGGCGAAGTCAGTATAGACAACCGATATGGATGGATTTCTATGGTTGATAGATTGGCTGGTGGGGACTTGACCAAATTTGATCAAATATACGAAAGAAATTATATCGAGTGTCTTAATTTGATGGCATATTGGCGGGAAAAGGACAATTTCATAAACAAGCAGAATGAAAATATAGCCGCACAATATAGAAGACAATAAAAAAGGAAATTCCATTTAGAAAAAAGTAGAATTTCTATATTATATTATAGACAAATTAAATAAATTTAATGGCAACCAATACTTTAAGCCTTAACCAAATTGTCGGGATCTTTCGGGACTTTTCAATTCGACACCATATGTTGAATGACTTCTTTTATGGACCCATGTATAATTTGGGTGCATCAAGACAAATGAATTTTCCCTATCTTGCGGTCGAAAACACGCAGCATGTTACGATAGGGACTATAAATGGTTACAAAGAAATCCAATATGGATTCAAGATATATGTGATGGACAAGATCAATATGGGGGACATAAACTATGATCAGCTAATGTCCGACACACATTATATTCTTGACACATTGATCCAAGAAATTTCGCAGACTTCATACTATGTCAACAACAATTTGAATTTTGTTGGGGATATTATAATGAATCCAGTTGTCGAAGCAACCGACGACAATGTGAATGGTTGGTCAGCTGAAATTACTTTAAGCCATCCCCAAAGGATCACACCTTGCAATTCCCCAATTGAGCCCATTCTTGACTATCAAGTCCAACTAGACAATTCAATTTCTATCTATCGTCTTGAAGGGCCACAAGGTCCAACGGGTCCACAAGGTCCGACTGGTGCCGACGGGGCAACGGGTGGTGTTGGTCCCCAAGGTCCGCAAGGGGATCAAGGTTTACAAGGAGCAACGGGTCCACAAGGTCCACAAGGGGATCAAGGTGCACAAGGTCCATATGGTCCGACTGGTGCCGGTGGGGCACTTGGTTACTATATTTCATGTCATTGCGAAGTTGATCAATTTGCACCTTCGGCGACATATGCAGTCCCAACAATTTTTGACACTTTTGACGAGGGGAATGGATTCACAATTATAAATGACGGAAATGGGGATCCAACAATTATAAGGAATGACTTTGCTGGAACATATAATTTCCAATTTTCCATGCAAATTGTCAACCCGACAAATCGCGAGGTCGATATGAATGTGTGGTTTAGATTAAATGGATCCGACATTCCGCAGTCTAACACTAGATATACAATTGTCAAGTCACATGCTGGTGGGGACGGGGCAAATGTGCCAGCCTTGAATTTCATGTTGACCCTTCAAGCTTTGGACGAAATTCAATTGCTTTGGCAAGTTGAAGATTCACTAGTCTATATGTCAACATTTCCACCGGGAACAACACCGACGACACCGAGGACACCTTCCGTGATATTCACGGCACAACAAGTCATGTTTACACAACTTGGACCAACGGGGTCACAAGGACCAACGGGATCACAAGGATCAACGGGTCCACAAGGTCCCCAAGGATTTCAAGGGACACAAGGTCCGCAAGGTGCCCAAGGTGTCCAAGGGGCAATTGGTCCACAAGGTCCGCAAGGATCCCAAGGTCCACAAGGATTTCAAGGGACACAAGGTCCCCAAGGATTTCAAGGGACACAAGGTCCACAAGGTTCACAAGGTCCACAAG